GACCGTGCATAACTGGCCAGCATTGCTTTGTCTTTATTTGTGATTTTCAACATGTCCGTCAATTTTCTGTTCTATTCGACCCAAGGCTTTGTGAACAATGCCGTGGTCTTTTTTGTTGTCGTGGCCGATTTTGCTAATGAGCGCAACCAACACAGCGAAACCACCACCGACAAGAGCCACCACGATTTGAGTATCCATCTCACTACGACAATAGGGCGGCTATTTCGTCGGCAGTAAGTCCAAGTTTGGTAAGGGTTGCCTCTCGAAGCGCTTGTTTTTCGGCTTCGGCTTGTGCTTTTGCTTTGGCTGCAGCTTTATCGGTTTTCCATTGCGCTAACTCGTCTGCGGTCATTTCGCGCACTTCATCGCCAATTTGTATAGATGGATTAGTCATCGTTTTGTTTCCTAACTATTTGCGTAAGCGTAAACACGGTAAACGCCGTTTAGATTGTTGGTTGCTGTGCTGATAATGCTTAGCGCGTCGAATTGCGTGTCGGCGTCGAATAGCATTTGTAGATTTCTGCCTACTCTGGCGACTCCTGAATAAACGAAATATGACATACCCTGCACATATGTACGACCTACTACTTGTGGCGAAATAATGTCGACCGTCAAACTTAACAAATTGTCTGCGTTTATTGCGTTTATGGAAATTGGAAATTGCGTCGTTCCTGTGCTGCCTTCGTTTGCAGTAGCACCACTATCGTTTGCGCCACTATTTGCATAGGTATAAGTTGCGCCTGTGTTATCTGTTCCAGATGTACGGAGACGCATAGTTACGGTTTGCGCGGCCGCGTTGCTCGTAGTCTGGAAAACAAACTTGTAATTTCGATAATCGCTAGTGAATGTGTCGTTAGGCAAACTAAACGTCGTTTGCGCTGTGATGGTTGCACCTGTCAAATACACAAGGCCCGAGGCGCCAACTGGCTCCCATGACGCCCCGTCATAAAATTGGGTCACATTGGTATCTTCTAAATAGGCGTACTGGCCCTCGGCAAGCGTTTTTTCACCTGTGCCACCAAACGCCGCGTCACGCGCGCTCGAGTCTGCAAAAACAGGTATGCCCGTGTTGACCTCGGTCATTTGCGCGGCAGTTAATATTTGGCCAGCGGTAAAATCTGGTACTGAAGTTTGCGCGTTTGCTCCCATAGTGACTCCTATCCTAAGACATTCAGCGCATCAAGTACGCCATATATCGCATCATCCAAAATGAACTCGTAAACGATCGTTGTCGGGGATGTCGAGTACAGCACCCTGTGGCCTGTGCTGAAGTCCAAGTAATGCTCAATGCCCTCAACAGACAGCTCTTGCGCCAATTCAATCGTGCCTGTACCGCTAGGGAACGTCTTTTCCACGCTGATTGTGTCGCCAATATCCACGGTCGCCAAGGTGTCTTTTTGGGCTGTGGTCAGCATCAGGAACTTGGTTGCCACAGACGTGTAACGCGGTTCGGGTTCTGGGTTAAGCAGATAGTCGGCTGCATCGTCAATGGCTGTTTGCTCATGTAGCAGGCTGTTTGTGATGCTTGTCGTCTGAATAAAATACGTGGCAATAGACCCTGCATCGGTCGCGGTTGCGGTTTTGCCGTCTAAGCCTGTGACAACCGCGCGGTTAACCACCGCGTCAGCCTCAAAACTGATGCCTACCCCGTCATAAGGAAAGTTTGTGCCGTCATCGTGGAACTCTGCGACAGGCGCGCTCAGCGTCGTGCCAATGCGGTTTTGAAATGTCAGCATGCCATCACGTGACATAAACAAGCGCCCAAACTCGGCAGTCTCGTTGATCTGGGTTAGGTATTGCAGCGCGTTAGTTCCTGCCGGCACGGTGTAGTGGGAGTCGTGGCCAAGGTTGACGGTGCCTGTAGAGATGGCTCGAGCGCCCGCTGGGAAATCTACCTCGGGCAAATCTAGGACGGTTTCTATGCGTTCGCCAGATGTCTCGGCTACGACGTTTAGTTCGTCTAGGAATGTTTGTGCGAGTAGGTAGAACTGGTCAGCGCAATACACGGTTACGGTGTCTAGACCGCCGAGCGCGAAGTTGTAGTCGTAGTTAACGACATAACCGCTAAACAAGGATTCGGGCACGTCTAGGTTGTCGTAGCGGATTAGTTTTACTTCGCGCAATGGTGCGAGCCCAGGCTTGGCTTGTGGGGTGTCGTAGTACGGCGAGTTTTGGTCAAACGGGTTGAAGATGCCGTCCACGTCTTGGATGGTGAATGTCATTGTGCCGGCGCTGAACTGATCGCCCACATCCCTACGACCGCGGCGCACGTTGATGTTTGTTACCGAGTCCATGACATCGGCAAACTCGGTCGTGCCGTCCAGCACGTAGTCGGTGTTGTCTAATACGCCTTTAAGCGCGTCATCGAGCACGAACGCGTCAACAAGAAACCCTGTGGCGATCTGTAGGTCATAGTTGCCAGAATTAACAACCGCTACGCCTGGCATCAGGCCACCTGTAACTGCAACGGCCCAGCGGAACGTGAGTAGGCGCGCAATGCGTTAACGACGCTTTCACCGATCTCGGCGCTTGTGGCAAGACCGCCTGTGACGTTGATGGTGATGTTGCCACCGCCCATTTTGCCCAGTTTGTCTAACGGGATTACGGCTTCGGATTGACCGCCTTCGCCGATCATCGCCAATGTTGGTTTTGTGACGATGCCGCCTTCGGCAAGAAATGGCAGACCTGCAAACGGGTTGATCACTTTGCCAATAATGTTGCCTAATCCTTTGCTTGCTTGGCCTGCGCTCACTCGATCAAGGGCGGCTAATGCGGCGCTTGCTGCTGCAATAATGCCTTCTAAAACCCTAAGTACTTTATTCAGCGCATTTATTGTTGCCGGCATAGATGTCCTGAGACTGTCAAACGCGCCCGTAAGTGTGTTTTTGATTGCTGGCGCAAGTGTCTCGGTGATTTGTTTTGATATCCGTTGCATGATCTCAAACGTGTCGCGCAACTTGGGGATGATTTCTGTTTTCATGTATTCGATAAATGCTTGGAACGCTGGTAGCGCTGTGTTCCTGACAAAATTGGATAACTTGCGAAACGCTTCAAGCACGTATGGCGCTGCTTTGTTATAGATTTCTTCCATGCGCGGGATAAGTGTGTCAATGAAGAACTTTGCAAACTTTTCGAATACTGGCAATAGGCGCTTACCAAGGCTTTCCTGCAACTGCGAAAACGCCACCTTCATGCGGTCGGACGCGTTGGCGGTTGCTTCGGCTGTACCGCCTACTTGTGTTTCGACTGCTTTAAGAATGATTTCTTGGGCTTCGGCAACACGGCCAGTCTCTACAAGCGTCTTGATCAGTTCCTTTTGTTCGGCTGTAAACGTCACGCCTGATTTGCCGAGCGCGGCTAAACCTTTGATCGGGTCTTCGAGCGCTTTACCTAACTGGATTGAGTTTGTCGTGACAGAACCGAAGCCGGCAGCGGCTAGGTCTATGGCTGCTTTGGTGGCACGGTCAAACACTCCGCCAACTTTGTCTGCATCAGCCGACACGCTCTTAAACGTGAGCAACAACGCCTGGCCTTCTTTGATCAGGTTCTGGTCAACGCCAACAAGTTTCGCGGTCTTCTCTGCAAGTTTGACTAAACGGTCGGTGACTTGATCGGTTGCGCCCTCAAACTGGCCCATTGACTTGGTGATCTGCTCAATACGTGCATTTGATGTTGCTGCGCGTTCACCAGCATCAAGTAACTGTTTGCCCATAACGACAGCGCCAGCACCGACCGCTGCGAACGCTGCCGCGCCGATCTTGGCTAAACGCTTAGCGCTTTTGCCTAATTTGTTTAACCCTGTTTCGGCGTCGTTCTGTCCACGTTTGTCGTACTCGGAAATAATCGGGATTTTGATTGCCATTAGATTTCCTTATCCACGCGTTCCATCACAGAATTAATCAGTTGCACCATCGCAAACTGGACTTGTGTTTCGTTTCTCTCAAATGCTGGCCACATAACGCGCGACGGTCTGCCAGCCTTCTCGGTCAGGTTTGCAATAAACACTTCGCCACGTCGTGACCCGCCACCTTTTTTGCCTGCCATGTCAACGATGACCGCTGCCGGGTTGTTTTGTGCCACGTTAATAATTGAGACTGCTTTGCCTCGAGTGTCCACCTTCAGCCTGACGCCTGATTTGGCTTTGCTTTGCGAGTACGGAAACTTAGGTTTTCCGCCTTGTGTCCAGGCGCGCGACATGCCAGACAGAAACGTTGCTGGGTAGTTTGCTTTGGCGGCTTCAATGACAGGGCGCACAACTTCCTTGGCGTCCTTGTTGAACTGTTTACGCAGTTCAGGGTCAATTTTCCGCAGCTCTTTAATAGCGCTTTTAACGCCAGACACCTCAACGGATTTGTAGCCGATCATATAACGATCATAGGTGATCAGCCTTTGCTTTTTTTGTTTAGTACATAAACGATCGTTGCAAGGTCTTGTGAGTCAAAACTGTCGGCATACCAGGTTGGCGCCCATCCTGTCGCGACTACTAATTCGGCTAGTTGCCTTCGATAGTAGCCGCGTCCGTAGGGTTTGGGTCGGTCTCGTCTCCGTCAACTTCAATGTCAATGTCTGGGTTTTGCTCAAGCCATTCCGAGTATGTTGCCGGGATGTCAGGTAGTGCGCGCTTTAACAAGAAGTGTGCCCAGAACGCCATGTCGGTTGCACCGAAACCTAAGCCGTCAGACAGTTTGCGTCGTTCTTGCTTTTCCCATTCGGTGATTGTGAACATGGTTGTGGTGACGTAGCGCGGGCCGTGGCCGTCGTGCAGGTCAACCTTTAGTCGGATTTTCATTGTGTCTCCTATGTCGGCTTGGAGCCGTGATTATGGGGTTGTGTCAATCGTTAACGCGCCACCGGTCAGCGTAATGTCAAAGGTTGACAATGCTCCGAGTGATGCGTTGATAACTGGCAACGACTCCAAATAGCAACCAGTCAGAACGAACTTTGGGTTTGTTGCTGATTCTCCGCCAGATGTTGGGGTCAATTCCACGTTTGTTTTTGTGCCAACCAATGG